CCCCCCAAAGGAGGACCGCCCGAGATCGCGCAGGAACTTGCACAAGGTCGACTCCCCGGTCCCGATTTGGTATCCGGAGATTTCGGTGAGCTTGTACGTAGCCCCCAAGATGTGGAAGCGGTCATTAAACCGCACGTTCCGGATGTCGGAGGGCGTGAGGTATAGGTGGGCCTCATACACCCGCGCATCGGCATCATAGATATCGGCGAGGTATCCGGCCCAATAGGATTGGTGGAGGCCGATGGCCGGCACGTTCTGCCCCGCAAGGAGGGCATTCTCCACCGAGAACGGGGTCGACGTAGAATTCCAATACAGGCTCTGCGTGTTGCCATCGAGGGGCGACTCCGAGAAGGGCGAGCAGAGGAGGTAGGACGTCAGCGACGACCCACCCACGTACACGGTCTGGGAGGTGGTCACGTTGCCGGTCACGAAGAAGAGCTTCGGCGGTTGGCTCGTCGGCTTCACGCCTACCCCGTCCCTTTGGTATGAGCGGTGGATGAGTAGCTCCGGCAGGACCGTATTCGGGTCGCCCTGTAGGGTCGGCACCGTATACACGAAATAGGGCGCGAAGGCCGGCTCATTCTTGAGCTCGCCCGTGGCGAAGTCATCGTCTATGTCTTGGTCATACGTCCCGAAGGCCTCGCCCTGCGTGGCTTGGATATATGCGTTCCCTACGTCGCTGCTCTCCTTATCGGAGAACAGGATACGCGCCGACTTGATGGACGAGGTCGGCATGAGGGTGCGCTCCTTGTCTAGGTCGAGCTTGTCCGTCCAGTAGCTATCCGTCCCGTCCGCGATCCAATTCGCGTAAGGCTCGATATACAGCTTCCGGGGGTTGTCGGGGTCGGCTTCGATGACGAGGTTGAACCGCTGGCAGAGGTCCCGCATGAGGTCCTTCTGTTTCATGCGCGGCAACGCTTGCGGGATGCTCACCTCCCCCGAGCCATTGGAGAGGCACTGGAAGGCCGCCACGTCTACGGTGGCCGCTTGGGTATCGAATGCATTTACCCGCACCTGTACGGCCGTATTTGCCGCAAGGAACGAGGTCACGGTAAACGAGAAGTCCCGCGTCTCGGCGGGATCCATCACAAGGGACTGCGACCCGAGGAGGACACTGCCCGCGGTCATTTCCACGTTCACCGCTTGGAAGGTGCCTCCGTTGGTTATCTGTCCCCCCGTGCTGAAGGTGTAGTTCGTGGAGGACGGACAGAGGTACGTCCCGTTATTGGTGTCGTACCTGTTGTCGTCGTCGAAGTTGCCTCCGGTCGAATCGTTGTCAAAGACGATGGTCGTGAATTGCTGCGCCCCGACAGCTTGCGACGAACTCAGCGAAGCCCGGAAGATAGAGTTCGGCGAGGTGGGCACCCGCTCAAGGTGCGGGGCGAGCGTCATGTATATGGACCCGAACAGGTCCGACGAAAGGAACGTCGAGGACCACGAGAAGCCATTGGTCCGGATGATGAGGTCGACGAGGACGCGGAGCTTCATGGCCGGCTTGAGCATCCCGGCAAAGAGGCCCGTATTTGTGGCGGCACTATCGAGGAGGCCGTATCCATCCTGCGCGGCCAGCGGTTGCCCATCGGCGCGGAGGCCGTGGTCGGCGAGCGGGATGATGATGGTCCCGTCCGGCACCTGGTCGCCTATACTGATGGATTGGTTCAGGTCCTGCGCGGCGATGACATTCGCGTCGGTCAGGTCGTAGTTGTAGTCGGTGGTGTAGTCGTCACCATCGAGGAAGGCCGCCTGTAGGAGCTTGCTGCCCATCTCCGCGAACAGGTCCGCCACATCGCCCAATACGTTGACCTCGTACACCTCGGCCATCAAGCGCACGGCACGGAGTTGCATAGCTCCCCGGATCACTTGTACCCCATCCTCGAAGACGAGGACCTCCGTCTTCTGTGTCGGGTCGAAATCGCCGTCCGAGAGGGTGACCTCGTAGAAGTGGGCGAAGAAGATATTGTTGGTGTCGGTAAACGGGAGGCGGAACGTCTGCGAGTACGGCGCATGGCGTTGCATCGTCTCCCCCGGCTTTGCGACGGCGAGGTTGAGCGAGATGGACGGCGAGCCCTCCAGGTCGAGGGTCGTCTGCGCTTGCGTGTCCTGATCGAGGGCGACGAGACGAATCACTTGAGGCGGGGTCGGTTGCTGTAGCGCAGGGTGAACGAGTACGAAATCAACTTCTCATTGACCGAGGTCTTGAAGAGGTACTCCGAGTCGGTGACCGTTACGGGGATCAGGTTGTTCCCGTCGACCAGATACACGGACCGCGACACGGCAATATCTCGAAGCATCTCATTGAAGCCCTCCTCGACGTAGTCGGTGGAGACGGTGATTTGCTTTTCGGCCTTGACGTTGGTGGTGGTCACGCCCCGCTCCCATCCGTCGTATGTGAAGTCGATGAGGCCGCTCACGCTGTCCCAATTGCCCCGCGGCCGGTTGTACTGGCTCCGCTCGATGGACGTGAGCCGCTCCTCGCTGCGCTGGTCGAAGTTGAACGCATCCCATCCCCCGTGTCGGTTCAAGAATAGAAGTTGTTTGCGGGGGTACTTGGAGCACCCGTTGTCGATGGTGAAGCGGTGGACAAGCGTATCCTGGAACGCGACCGATACCGAGACAGTAGTGGACAGATAGACCTCATAGAATGCAAGGTCCGGATCGGTCATAATGGTCGTGAGGTTGCTGTTTGAGGCAGCCGATGCCCACGCCGTCAGGTTCGCTGGGCCAACCCCGATAAATTGCACCGCTTCGGCGTCCGTGGTCGGGGTATTGTTTCCGCCGTAGAGGTTCATGTTGATGTTGGCCCCGGCTCCAATTTGAGAACCTGATGTATCCCACCCGCGGATATGCATATACTGCGGGGAGGTGTCCGTACCGCTCGGCAGGTCTCCGCTGGGCTGGGCTCCCCATGCGAGGACGTAGGGCTGGTCTATCCCGATGCGATGCTCGCGGCAGGTGCTCCCGAAGAAGCGGTTCGCATATCCGAGATCCGGGGCTACGCTGAGGAAGTTGTCCGTGTATTCTGAGGGCTGGAATTCGCCCGCCCCGCGGGAGTACCCCTGCCCGTAGTTGGTGAACTCATCGCGGAAGGCGTAGAGCGATGTCGTGACCGCAGGCGATTGGGGCAGCACCTCGACCGGGTCGGCGGTGTTGCTGGTGGCGTCCTCGTATCCGAGTTCGAGGTTGAACTGTCGGGCGACATATGCCTCGTATGAGGTGCCGACAATCATGGTTTGCTGTGTAGCGGTCCGGCCTAGCGTGAGGATGTTCTCGGTCGTCACGTTGCTGTTGACTACGTTCGGGCCGATGTAGTCGTCCAGCACGCGAGAGATGTCGAAGATGGCCGACAGGTTGGTCGAGGACAGGGGGTGGGTCTTGAGCTTCGCGAGCTGCGTTCCCGCCCGGTCCTTGATGACCAAAATAAACCGGTACTTGAAGAAGGGGCCGGCCGTCGTCTCCGACACTTGGATGATAAGCGGCTCGGCTGTCGATTGAAAGTCGGTCGTATCGGGTACGTTGTCAAACTGTGCCGCCATCGAGGAGGGTCTTTATTGCGTTGCCTATGTCGTCCGCCACGGCCTTCTCTAGCTTGGGGCTATATGCCTTCAGCGTCTTGTCGTAGGCGTTCGTGAAGAAATAGGAGGGACGTATTCCGGTTCGGTATATACTACGGGATATCAAGAACACCATCGACCGACGGGAGGCGAACTGCCCACCGGCCCCGCGGGGGGCGATGCCCTTCTTCACGACCCACTTATCAATCGCCCCTGGGAGTCTTCCTTTCGGTCCGGTGCCCGATCCAAAGCGGAACGGGGAGCGCGGGGCCTTGGCCGACGATACCGCACCCTTGACGCCCTCGTCCACGAATTGCCAGTAGTCGGCACCGGGGAAGGAAAAGCGCAGGTTCAGGGATTTCTCGTCGCGGCTCACGCCCTGCTCGTAGCGGATGGAGTTGTAGAGGTTGCCGGTGACCACCTTCCCGCGTGCCTTGAGGGATATTCGGGCGCGGCGTCGTACCTCCTTTCCCATCTTGCCCAGCTCCCTCATGGAGTTGGTCATGGGTACGCGGGTTCCGTCTATGGTGATGTGCGTCTTCACGTCTGTAAATAGACGAAAGCATCGGCCATAAAAAAAGGCCCCGAAGGGCCTGTCTGCGGGATTGGGTTTCCCTTAATGACGGTGGACCGTCATGTGGAACTTGCCCCAATGGAAGGAGAAGCATCCGGGACCATCGACGGCCGCAGCTTCCTCAACTGCACACCGGGCCTCCTTGGGAGTAAGGGCGGCGTAGCCATTGTGCTTCGTGAGACCAACGAGCTGCATCTCTGCGCCGTTTGCGGTCAGGAAGTTGCTCACCGTTCTGGGCGCTTCTGCGCCGTACTGCTCGGTGATGAAGAAGGAGGAGGACTGGGCCATCACTCGGGGAGCTTCGGGGATTGGGGTGGTGGGTTAGGCTCCTCCCCTGTCCGAAGACTTGACAAATATACAACATGATTTCGCATATACAAGCATTGAAGCAAAAAAACTTCGCATTTATGCGAAAGCCGCGGCGCAGAGGTCGAGGGTGTTGGATGTGACCAGCTGCATGGATCCCGCCCACCCCGTGAGCAGGTTATCGAAGCGGGCCGTGAACGGCTCGCAGTCCACCGGGAGCGAAATGGTGACATCGCGGTCCACGTCCGACTGAGCC